AAGCCGCGCTTGTGCTCTGGGCTGGGCTGCGGTCCTTTCTTGCCGACACTTTCATCCTGCACCCAATCGCGTACACCAACACCCAAAAGCAGCCAGCCTGTCTTGATGTTGTCGATGTCGAATACCACTTTCTTTAAGGTGATCTCCTCGTTGTTGTTGTTAGTCCAAGCGTTTGCTTGGGGCGAAAAGCGGATGTAGTTACCAGAGCCGCTACCAGAAGATAGATTTAGCATTTGCGTTTAGCTTTCAGTTTTCAGAGTTGAAGTAGGGCTGTGCTCTCGCCTAACCCACGGGATTTAGATAGAGTTAAACCACTGCTTACTTTAGTGGTCACGCTATCTAAAACTTGTTTCCTGTCCTTGCCCAACAGTTTGTCGGCAGCGGCAGGGGAAATGATTGATGTCTCGTAAATCTGTTTTTCGGGGATGCCGGCCTCCAGCAGCACCTTAACGGCATCCGCTTCCTTGGACCATGCCCTAGTAGGACGCTTCGGAGCCATCTGCCAGCCCCGCAGTACGCCGCCCTCTGTCAGCGTCTTAGTGGCCTGCTTACGCAAGGCGGTGATGAAGTCCTCCACCAGTTCAGCCTTGTCCAGCAGATCGCTCACCTGGTCAGGGGTCAGGGTTGTGATGTCAGCGGTGACGGGTACTTCAGCTAATGCCTTTGTCTGCGCGGGACAGATCATCTTAGCTGGACACCACTGACAGGCTTCCTTGGATGGCGTTGGTTCAGTTGTATCCTTCACGGCGGCGTTCACCGCAGGCATGAGCACGTTATCGGCCCACTCGTGCAGCTCTGTTGCTGTCATTGTGTGAGTGCGGTTTTCGCCCGTCTGGGGCTGCACAATCGTAAGTCTGATAATTTCAAAAGAATGACTGAGGTATTTTTTAAGCACACCCAACGCATATATCCGCATCTGATCGCTGTCACTGTCCACCCACTGCCTGCCGGTTTTAAGGTCTGCAATTTCGAGTATCGACTTGTCCTCGTTAAAGGCCACTACGTCAGCAGTACCGGCAACCCTAACCAAGTCGTTAGAGAATGCGACTCCAAACTGCTCCACCTTGACTGTGCCTAACTCGGCCTCCAACCCAGCCACCATGCGGATATGCGCTAACGCGAATTCAGCGTTCTCTTTAGTGATGACGATGCCCTCTATCGTCTTACCTATAAAGTCCATCGGGTCCTGATCTAGCTGCCAGCAAGTCTCTGCCAGTGCGTGGATGGCAGTGCCTATCTGGGCCGCCTCGCCTGACTCCTCTTTCGGTACTTGCAGGGACAGACGTGCTGATGCGGGGCAAGCTATCCAGCGGGCTGCACTAGAGGGGCGGAGTAAGAGTTGTTTCATTCGGGGCTTTCGTTGATGAGTAATTGATAGGCGAGGTTGCGTACCTCGGTTGATACGGCATGGCCTAAGTCCTCGGGATGCACCAGGCGCTTCAAGAACTCAGTCTTTGCGCGTGATGCGTTGCGCTCGTTCTCGAGTTGCATAGCCAGGTACACGGCGTGTTCTCTCAAAGTTCTAAGGTCTTGCAATGACAATTTCAATCTCCGCAGAAGCAAGAAATTGCTTCCTCATTAGGGTCAAACATATCGCGTTGCTCTTTAGAAAACTGAAGCATTGATGCGTAACTTGGCCGATCTGAGCGAAAAGTTGCGCCAACTTTCTGTTCTTGGCCAGCCCACCAAACAGCACGATTTGGACTATCCAAAACTAAACTAGTGATTTGGTATGGCCCCTTTAAAAAACATAAATCGCAATTGCCTAAAGGTGTACCACCATTTCTAAAATCAAGTCCCAAATCAAAACTTGATGACTTCCAAAAACTTTGAACGTCTGTTTGCGTGACGCCAGCATCGGCTAATGGAATTAGCATTCCACGTTTACGCATTTTTGGTATTCGATGCGGTTCATCTGCTCTTACACCAACCATTGTTTGGTCATCATTCATGTCTGTAAATTTCTTTATCGGCTTAACTTTTAATTCTTCTGTACAAAAACGTGCTACAGGATTAGGCAAATAAGATTTCTTAGTTGTTAATGCATCAAATGGCTCACCATTGCGACTAGCCGTTGCATAGTCCACTATGACGTAACCATCTTGTCTGTATTCCAGCCAAGTGATTGGCACATTCCACTGCTCCGAGCAATCTTGTACAAATTTCAAGGTCGCCTCGTCCTCTTTGCCCGTATTAGCAAAACAAACGATTGCCTCTGCTGGCAACCCGCCATTGCTTTGCAATACGCGCCAAAGCATATAGGCTGATGTACGCCCACCGCTAAAGCTGATGCACGTTGGTTCGGTGATTTTGAACGGATCGAGGCTCATTTGTTCGCCTTCAGCCACCAGGCTCCAATGAGCACGGCATCCGCGCGCCCGTCATCCTTGACCCGTGCAAAGGATTTCTGATAGAAGGGATAGAGTTCGCAGGCCCGTGCGCGTGATGCGTCCTTGCCAAGTCCACGGCCTATGCCCTTTGTCCATACCGCAGGCATGACGTAAGTAGCGGGTATCTCAAACGCTCCGACAATGCCCTCAATTAATCCGAAACTGCGCCCAAAGCTAAACATGGAAGTCGCTCCGTTGCCAGGCATTGCAGTCACCTTTTCTACGACAACGTGATCTGGACGATGCTGAGTGAATATGCCTGCCAGCGCGGACGCTGAAATCTGCCGCTTGGTCTTGTTGTTGCGGGTTAGTTCGTGCGTTGGTGTATCCACAATATCAATCAGAACGTCATCAATGAACACAGCGATAGCGCCGCTTAGACCTGGGTCAATCGACATGACAATCATTGGGAAACCTTCGCAGCGATAAGCGCGTCCACGGCCTGCTCTAGCTTGGTGATGTTTGAGTACAACGGGACCGTCTTGCCAGTGCTCCAGCGCGATAGCTGGGCAGGGTCCACGCCTGCAGCCTGCGCTATATCGTTCATCTTGAACCCTTCTTGCTTGGCTCGAAGGCGTATTGCCTCGATTGCTTGCTCAGTTGATGTAACCATTGTGCCTGTACCCTTTAATTGACGAATGAGTCCATTCTAGACCTATTTTTTGACTAGATAGACAATTATTTTGCATACACTAGGGTAAACACCTAGATAAATAGTTGACGAAGTAGTCAATTAGGCATTATGATTCAGCCATCAACAACCAGCCGCAAGGCACAAACTAGGAGTAAGCAAAATGAACAAATCTGAAACCCGCGAAATTAATATTTTGTTGGCTATGCACGCACTTGGCGGTTATAAAACCAACATTGCCCTTGGCTTGTCTTCGTTAATCCGTTCAGCCCGCAGTCAGCGTTCAGCAAACGCTTTGCGTGAATATGCTGAAGTGTTTGGAGTACAAAACCACCCCGATTTCAAAGCCTAAAGGAGACCAATCATGCGCTATCGCGAACACTACACCATCCAACCCACCGCCCGTAAATGGGCAGACATTGCCTTGGCCGTGGCCATCGGTGTCGGTCTGGCCTTTTTCTTTTTCATGGGAGCGTAATCATGAGCGAAGCAATGCAATTCCAGATAGATGAAGTCGTGGAGGAACTCTCCCCAGCCCCTGGTTCCTTTGGTATGTTGACATCTCAGGATGTCAGAGAATTGGTACGCCGTGCGGCTACCAAGGGAACCTTGATCGGGTACGTTGCCGGTGAGAAATTGACAGTGACTAGGTTCAAAAACCAGATTCAAGAGTACCAGTACGAATACGACAACCTTGCCCAGCACTGCAAAGACTTGGAGATGGAAATTATGGTGATGAAGAAATGAAGATGCTTAAATTTCTCAAAGACTACTACCGCGAATTGACCCCAGCCGAGGTCATACAGCGTGAACTAGCGAAGGCCCATCTGGACCGCTTGGAGGCTGAAGGTGCAGTTGAGTACGCCCAGGCGGTGCTTGACTTGAATATGACCCGTATAGAGCGTTTAAATAACCGTTTAGGAGAGTACAAATGAAAGAGCAAGACAAAGCCTACATGGCAAAAGATGCACCCGAGCCGTATGACCCTGACCCTGCGGAGGAAGTGTTTGCGTCTGTCAAATTGCTGATTGCTATCGTAGCTGTAGTTGGTGTAATCGGAATGTTGTTTGCAGCATGGTGGGGGAAGCTATGAGAGTACGACTGAGATTTAACCCCCACGATTATTGGACTGTAGAGATTAAGCGGCATTGGTACAGTGGTTGGCAATGGGAGCGATCATTCCACGGAGACGATGCTTATGCACGCGCAAAAGATTTTGCACGGGCGCTAAAGCATGAACAGATAGAGGAGATTACATGAACATCATTGAACTAGCAAAACAAGCAGGGCTTGATTGGCAGTCTGGCTGGACATTAGAGGATGGTGAGCCAAACCGATTTGAAGCCTTTGCCGCTTTGGTAGAAGCAGCAGCCCGTGCTGACGAGCGTGAGAAATGCAGCAGAACACGGGCTGGAAAACCAAGAATACTGCCATCAATCGGTAGGGGTGCATTATGGCCAGAGCAATCCTATTGTTTTACTAAAGGTTGGCATGAAGGTGCGGCATCTGTACGCAAAGCAATCAGAGCAAGGGGAACAACATGACAGGCTACGAATCAAAACGCGCTATGGCGCAGGACAAGTTAGACAACATGGAGCGTGAAGCATTGAAGCTGGCGCTTAATGTGCTGGAAAATTTGCCAGGATTTCGGGCAGATATAGACGATGCCATTACCGCCATCAAAGAAGCATTGGCACAGCCAGCGCAGGAGCCTGTAGCCATTGTTGCTGTCGATGTCGGAGGCCAAATACAAGTCGGCTGGATAAAAAAACCTCAGCACAATGACAAGCTCTACACCACCCCACCACAGCGCCCGTTGGTAGGGCTGACTGATGAGGAAGCGCAATGGCTCTATGACAACTGCCGCACACCAAGCAATTTAATTGACATGGTAGAGGCTAGATTGAAGGATAAAAACACATGACGCATGATGAATTGTATGAGTTGTTCCAAGAGTATTTGAGCTTGCTTGATGACAAAGATCAAAATTCAATTTTGATTACAGATAAAGCAAATGCAGATAGTGTTTTGTGGGGGTTTTATAGTTGGCTCAAGGAGAAGAACACATGAAAGTACATCACCTTAAAGACTGGAACGCTACTGCCATGCTTACCCATGCAATAGAGCGTATAGCACCTGAGCAATCTTGTATTGTGCTGTTCTACGAAGATGGCGAACTTAAATTTCTCTCATCTCATGTAGATAACCAACACGCTGTATGGATGTACGAAATGGCAAAGCTATCTGTGCTGCATGAATGCATTACTCACTAAAGGACAAAAACACATGAAAGAAGCATTGAAATACCTTCAAGCTGGTGCGATTGTTCCCGTGGACATGGAAACGACCATACTACTTGTGAATGCACTTAAAGAAGCATTGGCACAGCCAGCGCAGGACAAGCTGCAATGCCAATGCTCAATGACTACAAGACTTGTGGGCAGCGGTTGTCAGTATTGCAACCCTGAGTATATGGATGACGATGACGATGACACACAGGTGTACAAAGACCACGGAGATGCGCTAACAATTGCGTACCAAAGCGGGTACTACGACGGCAAGAAGGCAGCGCAGCGCCAGCGGGTTGATCTGACGGATGCTGATTGGAAAGAAATTGAAGATATGCCTGACACCTTTGACCAAGGTGTTGCATGGTGCTTGTCTACACTGAAAAGGAAGAACGCATGACTATCGGACGATTTGCAAACGGCAGCGACAGTAAGCGTAGAGTGCTTGGCCTTGCCGGAGAGTGGGAGCGCAGGGAGAAGCTACCAGGCGAGGCGCAGCCATCAACAATCTCGATCTGGAAGCAGCCCGTGTACAAGCCCCAGCAGATGGATACGCCTCGCCTTGGCGCCAACGATCATCTTCAAATCAGGAGCAGGGGAAGATGAAATCAGTACGCGAATCAAGAATACTTGACATTCTTTCGCGTAAGGATATGTCTACATCCGAGTTATGCGTACTGGTCCACTGCACCCAACGCGCAGCCCAGCAACTGCTTGCAAGACTACGCAGGCAGGGGCTGGTCTACAGATCAGGATGGCGTAGGCAGCCAGACGGGATTGCTGCCGTGTTTAGCGCCGGTATCGGTACTGATGCGCCAAAGCCTCCACGGACCACTGAAAAGGAACGCAAGGCACGACAACGCAAGGAGGAGACAGCGGAGGATAAGGAGTTTCGCAAGGCACGGGAACGCGCCTCAAAGATTAAGCCTCGGCGCGATCCGCTCACCACGGCCTTCTTTGGCTCTTACGTCAAGACAGAAACAGAGCCAGTTCAGTAAGGCCGAGTCCCTTTTGAGTCAATAATTAACACCTGGCCCCGAGGTTTGCCCTTGGGGTCATTGGGTATGCTAATGTGAGTCCAGCGATCAAACTCGCGGATCAATTGGTCAAAAGGCAGTTTGGCTGCAATGATTGCTTTGACTACAGCATCGGGCGCCATGCCAGGTACACGAATGTCAGCAGCGCAGCCGATACGGTGCTGGCTAGTGTCCTTGCTGCCTACGGCATCGTTTACTTCTTTGCATCTAAACGCGCTGTTAACCATGACTGGCTTGCCGCCGATAGCGACTTTAACTTGCTCCAAAAGGCCAGCCAAGCGCTTGAGATTTTCTGTTTCAGTAGGGTTAGGTTCATTTTTAAACTCTCGGTGATCGGTGACAGTTAATTCTGCCAACGTGAAATTAGGTGTCAAGTTCATTTAGCGCCCCTCATTTTTTCGTATTGGTCAATGCAGGCGTTAAGGTTGCGGATGGCTTGATCTCCTCGGCTGGTGAGATCGACAAGAGCTTGAGCAACTCCTGAGTCAAGTTCGGCTCTTGTTTCTGTATTTCCACTGGTAACGGTGGTATCTGCGGGGGTATGTACTGGGCAGGCGGGGGCTTTGACAGCAATGAACAGCTTGCGCTCACCAGTGGCAATATCAGTACGCAGCTTAGTCTCTTTAGCTTTTGCAACATCGTTGGATTTCCTTAAAGTTTCGGCATACGTCTGGGCAACCTCATTCAAACGCTGTTCTGTTTCCCGTGCCTGTTCGTTTAAACGGGCGATCTCAATCTGCTGATGGGCTTCTTCATCACTTGACCCCTTCCAGTACCCGCTACCAAAACTGCCAAGCAGGGCAAGGATAACGCCAAGTAAAGCGTATGGATTTAACAAACTCACGGTTTATTGACCTCTTCATCGTCATGGGACAGCTTGATACCAGCTAGCAAACCAATGAACCCGCCAACCACTGTTTGGAATGCTGGGCTAATAAGTTTAAAGATTTCGGTGTTATCCACTTTGTCATCAAACAACCCAAACATTAAAGTAAACACCATGCTACACACCACAATGCACAAAGTAGAGGCAACCATCAGGGTTACCTTGTATGTAAGTTTTCCTCGTAATGTTTGCTCCATGTCTATTCCTTATGGTTTGGGAGGTTCGTCATTTTTCATCATAGCGTCAGTCTTATCCTTGCTTGACTTGCTCGATCCATAGAAGAACGAAATGATGGTAGCAACTGCTGTACCCAACAGAAAGCCCAGAATGATGTTAGCAAAGTCCCTGCCGCCATCTGGCAGTGGGAAAAACGTCACGCAAAAGAAGTAAGAAACCGAGGTTATGGACCAGAACCAGGCAAAGTGATAGATGAAATGCTTGGCAGTTTTGTCATCGGGGCTTATGGCTGTAACGTCAAACATAGTTTCTTTCTTTGTAGTTAGGCTTTTATCTGATTTGTCCGCTGAGTAATCCATCTTCCCGTGGGATACGATTTCCAGCTTGTGCTGCCATGAGTGCTGCAAGTTTGGCTCGTTCATTGCCCCTAAATTGGTCTGCCAAAGCATTAGCCCCAGCCGGTCTTTTCGTAAGTAATGTTGCAGTTAACTTTTGACCTGGTGCTGAATACAGCATAGGGCCGGTAAGTAATCCTGCGGTAATCGCTGGATAGCCAGCAAATCCTGCACCGCCACCAAGGAAAAGCGGCAACATTCCTCTATAAGGTGTACCAGAATCAGGAACTTTGTTGCCCAATACAGTCTTGCCTGCTTCCGATAAATCCTGCATGAAGGCATCGCCGGTAGCAAATTTTCCCTTGTCCTTGCTTTTATCAGAAGCGCGAATTGCACTTTGTAACTGAGCAGGTGAAAAAACACCTCCCTCTGCGCCTACTAATCCTGCCGCTTTTTCAACCAGTTTGAAATTGGCATAACCAGTGTCAATTGCCTTCAATTCTTTTGAAAATTTAGGATTAGTTCTGGTTACCAATTTACGTAATTGGTCTTGGGCTTCCTTTAAAGCAGCGCCAATAAGCCGTTCATCATAGTTGGTAGATGCAGACAAGTCATTGATTGTTGTACGCAAATCACTTTGTATGCCTTTCAAAGTGTCGCCAGTAATTGCGCCTTGTCCTTGGAATTTGCCAAGTACATTGTTATTCAACCATTTATTAAAAAAATCTTTTGAGGTTTGATTGATTGCCCCGTTATCAACCATGTTTTTTAAATTGAAAATTTCAGTTTGAAATAGCGCGTCTTTCACAACTGTCATTTGTGGTAGCAAATTTTCGTATTTGTCACCCAACGCATTTTTGGCATACAAAATAGCATCACGGCCCTTGAGATCAGCAGGGAGTGCATCACCAATTGGCTTTAATGCGCGGTTTATAGCTGCACGGTTTAACGCTTCAATAGCCCTAATCTGTGCTGACTTGACAAAATCACCAAGTACAGGGACGCTAGACAAACCTTCTTCAGCCCGTTTAAAACCACCGCCAAGGATTTGCCCTGGAGTAGGTGTTACGCCTTCATCCATCAGCATCTTGACATTAGGATCGACATTTGGTTGTCTAATCATGGCTGCTGCCGGTCTTGCAAGCAAGTTAATAGGATTAGTAAGTTCACTGCCTCTAGTCAAAGCGTTGGCTACTGGCGCTGCCACGTTGGCAATTTGTCCAACAATAGGCGCTGCTCGAGTGCCAGCGGATACGCCTCTTGCTAAATTGGCGGCGTTTGTTAAGCCGCCACCACCAACACCCAACAACATAGACACGTCACCAACAGCTCGGAACGGGTCTTCTTCCATCATCTTTTGAAAGCCAGCGCCAGTTCCCCAAGTTGTTGCGTAATCTTGTCCGACCAAATTAGCCGTTTGAATAGCGCGTTGTTGTGCTGCTGGGTTAAATTCAATTGCGTTTAATCCTTTTTGCATTGTTTCTGGCATTGCGTTGTAAACGCCACCAGCGACAATATCACCCAATGCTTGCGCGGATTGCACAGGACTTGAAACTAAATTTACCAACCCGCCAACCGTGTTTTGGTACAGGCTAGGGATTAGGTTTCGAGCAGTTGCAAACGGGTTGTAGCCTGCGGGTTGATCTTTCGCTGTGGCAGGCTCTGTTGTTGCTTGCTGCAAAGCATATTGATACGCTTGTGCGTCAGTCAATTCACGATCTGATTCAACTTCATAAGTCCCACTGTTTGGGATTTTTATTTCATAAGTAAATTTAGCCATATCAGACCCCTTATTTGCTGGTTTTCTTAACTGTTACACCAGCAGGCACTCCTGCTCTGTTTTCAACTTTTTCTAACCAGCCAGCTAAAGTATTCCCTGGTTTTGTTAAGTAAGTGGCTTGCTCTGTTAAATAACCAGCAAGTTTTGTTTGAGCACTTTTCTTGTTTACCAAATAAGTTCTAAGGTCTTTAGGTTGCAAACTAGTAGGCAGCGCGGTATCCAAAGCGAGGTTCAATTCACCTTCTGACAAAGCACCAAAGGTAACTGAACCAATCACGTCAAGACCAAGTTGCTGCCTTACATTTGCAAGTTGTATTGATGCTGCTGTTATGTTTGGCAACTTACTTGCAATTACGCCTGTATTTGCACCAGCATCAATTGCAGCTATAGCATCATCAATGTTGCCGATATTCTTCTTGATTTTTCCAACTTCAGCAAATGCTGCACCAACTTGTTTAGAACTCAACTCTCCAATGCCTCTAGCTTGCGCTCTTGTACCTTGAGTGTCTGCTCCAAACTGCTCTGACGCTCTAATTGCGTCTGCTCTAGCTTGGCCTTTAAGTTCATCACCTAGAGCACTAATAACCCTAGTTGTTCCATTTTTCATGACCAAGATGGTTGTTCCATCAGGTGTCATTTTGCTTGATTGAACTTTATCCGCATCAACGCCGCCGCCGCCTCCGCTAGCGGCAGTAGTAGATTCTTTTGTAATCTTAGCGCGACGTGCTGCTTCTTTTTGTGCAGGCGTCATGTTGGAAGCCTCAAGCAACTTCTCAAATTCGCTTTTTGCTTCTACTCTGTCTGCTGGACCAGCAGTTTCTTTTGCAATCTTAGCGCGACGTGCGGCAGCTTTTTGCTCCTCAGTCATATCTGAGTTATCAAGCAACTTCTCAAATTCGCTTCGAGATTCAGGTCTCTCTGCTGGACCAGCAGTTTCTTTTGTAATCTTAGCGCGACGTGCGGCAGCTTTTTGCTCCTCAGTCATATCTGAGTTATCAAGCAACTTCTCAAATTCGCTTTTTGCATCTACTCTGTCTACTGGTTTAGCAGTTTCTTTCTGTAACTTTGCTATACGCATAGCTTGTTTTTCTTCTTCAGATAATCCAGAATCAGCAAGCAACTTCTCAAATTCGCTTTTTGCTTCTACTCTGTCTACTGGTTTAGCTGTTTCTTTCTGTAACTTTGCCAAACGCATAGCTTGTTTTTCTTCTTCAGATAATCCAGAATCAGCAAGCAACTTCTCAAATTCGCTTTTTG